TTGAACGCAAGATTTGTCGTGTACCCTAAGTCAACCGCTTCGTTCATGAACACCTTTAAAGTTTTCACGTTTTTACCGACCGTATTTCCCATTAACCCTCCCCTTTTCAAGTATGTAACAAACTTGTAGTAAAAGTCAAGGTTTATTGTATCAAAATCAATCTTGTAATTCTCCTTCGCTGAAAAGTTCTTCAGATGGTTAAAACAGGCTCTATAAGTCTCCAAGGTAGCGGATGATTTATCTCTGCCGTCGTGCTTAATCTCGTTTTTAATAAATCGCTCAATCAATCTATATAAGGTAGGCCCTTCCGGGTTGTCCGAATTCTGGTTCATAAATTCGGCCAGGTACCTTTTGATACTTGCTGTGGTGGGTACCCCGCCCTTTAACTCTTTATTGTATCCCCGTAAGCATTCTGATTCGAGATTATCTAGTAGATCATTCAGTGAATGCTGGCCATCTTGAGTAGTGGCCTTATTGTTTTTCACACGCTGTTTAGTTGTGCTCCAGTTTCCGGGTTCTATGGTTTGACCAAACGAATACACCAACCTTTGGCCTGAATATTTGAACTGAAGAAATATAAGGGATTTGCCGGTTTTTGGTTCCGGCTTCTTTAGATAAAAATTGACGGATGGCATTGATTTGAAATTGTATCCAAATATACCACTTTAGTTTGTAGTTGTCCTTTAAGTTGACCGTTTTTTGAAAAGAATTTATGAGAGTCGTTTTTATACGTCTGTAGTTACTGCGGTGGATAGAGGAAATTGAAATAAATGAGAAGATAAACGTCTGCAATCTTTCCAAAGGTTCGAGTCCCGTCCGGTCCGCAGAATGAGATCTCAAAGCTCATCAAACCCGCTTCAAATACAGTATTGAAGCGGGTTTTCTTTTTTTTCCGCATCAAGTTATCCCAAATAGACGCAAGAATTAGGTTAACAATTCGGTTAACAGACATTCCGTAATAGTTTTGTTAACCGAATGGATTTGAAACGCTTTACTGTTAACGCTTCTAGCCGATTGCACTGTTTTCCTTGAAGAGCTTTAAACGTGTCAAAAACATTCACTTTAAAACTCCAGAGAGTATGATTACGCAACAAAGTTTTACGATCCTGTTTTGGGTTATAAAAAGCAGGGTAAAAAATGGCAAAGCGCCATTATCGACCAGAATTACGGTAAACGGGCAAAGAACCGAGATTTCTGCACAGAGAGATGTTACCATGGATCTTTGGGATCCGAAACTCCAGAAAATGCGTGGAAATAGCCAGGAAGCAAAGGCCATTAACATGCACCTGGACGTAGTTCGAGGATCCCTGCATACGCACCAGAGCCGACTGATATCCCTTGGCAAAACTGTAACAGCAGAAAGCCTAAAGAATGAATACCTCGGAATCCGGCCCGACAGGAAAACGCTTTCTGAGGTTTTTGAATTTCACCTGCAGCTATATTCCGAAAAGGTGGCCAAGGATAAGATTGCAACTGCCACTCTTGACAAGTACAAATATGCCTACGCAAAGGTTAAAGCATTCCTGCGGCATCACTACAAGATCAGCGATATCTACCTGGACGAGATACAACCGTCATTCGTTCATGATTTCGAGCATTATCTTCTGACAACGGCGGAACTGGCAAATAACTCAGCCATGAAATATATCCGGCAGTTAAAAACGATATTGATAATGGCGACGGATCGAGGATGGCTGAAAGTGAATCCGCTGGCAAGTTTTAAGTGTACGTTTGACGAGAAAGATCCCTTACGACTCGAAATGGACGAGTTGAACCGGCTCGTAGCTAAAAAGTTTGCAATCGACCGTTTAGCAGAAGCCAGGGATTGCTATGTATTCATGTGTTATACCGGCTATGCCTATGAAGACGCTTACTCGTTAGAACCGGGCAACATCTTTATTGGCGTTGATGGGAATAAATGGATAACCAAGGACAGGCAAAAAACGGATAATACGGAATGTGTGCCATTGCTTCCGATAGTCCTTGATCTAATTGAAAAGTACAAAGCCCATCCTTACTGCAAGATCAACAACAAGCTTTTACCGGTACGAAGCAATCAGAAGTTCAACGGTTATCTGAAAGAAATTGCTGCTGTTTGCGAAATCAATAAAGAGCTAACGACGCATACCGCCCGTCATACGTTTGCCACTACTGTAACCTTGGAGAACGATGTGCCAATAGAAACAGTAAGCAAAATGCTAGGTCATCGGTCAATTAAGACGACTCAACGGTATGCGAGGGTGACAAGGAAGAAGATTAGTAATAATATGAATGTGTTGAAGGGGAAGCTCTTTGAGAACCATTCTGATAGATTAGGTCAATAGCCCTTTAAAGATCTTTCTGCGAGATACCAATCAGCTTGCATCATTTCATAAGATACGAATGCCTAGTTAAGTAAGCCGATCCTAGTTAAAATATGATTAGGATTGGTTTACTTCTGCTTTAACACTAATTTGCTTTTTCAACTATTGAGGTTAAAAAGAGTGTGAAATGAAAAGTGCAAGAGAAATAGACCAGTTACCCGGACGTCCTGTCGTGTTGCGGGATCAGCTCATAACTGTGAACGACCTGCAGGCGTTCAAAAGCGAACTTCTACAAGACATTAAAAAGCTAATAAAAGAACAGGCGGGTGAGCCTCCTAAAAAATGGCTCAAGTCAAATGAAGTCCGGAAAATTTTGAATATCTCGCCTAACACCTTGACCAGTCTTCGGGTAAATGGAACACTTCCCTTCTCAAAAGTCGGTGGGGTAATCTACTATGACCACGACGATATTCAAAAAATGCTTACTGCACGTAAGAATAGTGCTTTCAGATAGATGGCCTTATGGAAAGGAGAAAGATTAAAGTCAGGCCACCCGACAACAATGGGTTCGGTAGGAACATTCCACCGTCACTGCTGTTCGTAAAAATCTATTTTGACCAAAAGGGATCTGGTTCTTCCGAGGCTGAACGATTCTATCAGTATTACTCGACGAATGGGTGGACAACACCCACAGGAAATAAAATAAGCAACTGGAAGGCTGAGGCGAACAACTGGATCTGGGACAATCATCAAAACTTGATCATGTAGGTCCAACCCTTCAGCATGCCGCTTGTCAATTAACCCCAGTAAAACGCAAGAACCATGGTCAATATATCTGACTTTGGATCAGAAGGTTTCAGGTTTGAATCGTGAAGCGGTCACCACTAGATACATCAAAGAGAGTAAAACCCGGCAAAACACTTGTTTTAGCCGGGCTTTTTGTTTTTTGGATGTCAAAATGCATCAGAATTTGTCAAAGTTCTGGTGAAAGGTTCGGTAAAAACGTGAAAACTTTAAAGGTGTTCATGAACGAAGCGGTTGACTTAGGGTACACGACAAATCTTGCGTTCAAGAATAAGAAGTTTGTTGTTACAAAGGAGGAAAGCGATTCAGTTTACCTGACTGAAAAAGAGATCATGAAGCTATACGGACACGATCTTTCAAAAAACACAAAGCTGGATCAGGTAAGAGACTTGTTCTGTTTTGGTTGTTGGGTAGGTCTCCGGTTCAGTGATTATTCCAATATCAAAGTGGATAACCTCGTTAAGATTGAAGGTGAGCACTTCTTAAAGATCAAAACACAGAAGACCGGAGAGCTGGTAATAATACCGTGCAACCCCCATGTACTTGAGATATTCAAGAAGTACGATAAGAACCCCAACAAGCTGCCCAGAGCTATATCTAACCAGAAGTTTAATGATTATATTAAAGAAGTGTGCGAGGCGGCAGGATTGACTGAAACAGGCCGCTTATCAACGATTCCAGACAAGGCTCTGTTTGAATGCATCAGCAGCCATACAGCCCGGCGCTCCTTTGCTACCAATTACTACCTAGAAGGGTTTCCTACGATTGACTTGATGAAGATTACCGGGCACAGAACTGAGGCATCGTTCATGAAATATATCAAGATCACTCAGATTGATACTGCTATGAGGCTCAGTAAGCATATTAAGAAGAATTGGAGCGAGAAGCTTTTGAGGGTGGCCAGCTGACAAAACTATTGTTATGAGAAAGGCGTTCTTTCAGTTTGACATTGATCTTCCTAAGTTATTTTCAGATTTGGCGGCGGCAACAACCTTAAATGAACGCCTAGCAATTATGTACCCTGTAACCGGAGAGGCCGGGATGTTCGGGGAAGTGATACTTGTAGTAAAGGGTCATCAGCACGATGATGTCTACGGAGTTGATATCATTAACCCTCACCGGGCTTCAACTGTCGGCAATTTTCTTCTAAGTAAGCATCTCGAACCTAGGTTTAATCTGGCATTAATTAACTTTCAAACCCGTTTGAATACCAAGTGTCCCACCATTGAACAGAAAAAAGCGCTTATAGATGCTGAGTTGGATAAAATTCAGAGTGACTTAAAGAAGGGTAGCAGCCAGCATGATCAGGAAACCGCGGCCTACTGCGAGGGATATAGCAGCGAGAGCAGAAAGGTGACGCCCAATTTTCCATTGCCATTAACCCGAGAGATTTACGACGAAATAGTCGAAGGGATTATATCAAGGAGGATAGAAATGTTTCTCAAGGGTGAGTTAGGAAACCTCAATACACAACTACGGGTAGTAAATACGGACACCGGCACCGCAGTTCCAGTGAACAGGCGGAAAGACAACGATCCCAAGAAATACAAGGCAAATAAATCCATAACTATTGATAACAAAGCCATAAAAGCGCTAACGATCGATCTGCATCCTTACCTCGAAGGTGAAAATAACAAGGAAAGATTTTTACAACTAATCAGTGGTGACGATATCGGAAATCAAAAAGTTGAGTTTAGTGGTAATGCGCAAATGCTTTGTAGAGCTTTCCATGCCCTGCATAATGAGAAATTTATAAACGGTACAAAAACGTACATCACATCTTGGCTTTTGAAGTATTTTCTTTATTCAAGTAAAGGGAAGTTCAAAGAACTTAAAGCAAGTACAGTTGGCACTCACTTCAAGCACGGGCACTCCATTGTTCCAGAGGAGCTGACTATGTTAACCCGGTTGATCGGGTTGAAAAGTAAACGATAAAATCCTCCCTAATTTCTCCCTAATTTCTCCCTAATTTCTGAGATGTTTTATCAGCTTCTCAGTTTGAGTGAATCTTTGTGCCGTTATTCTAAACGGCATGAGAACAAACAACAATACACCAGAAGGCCATAGGCTCGCGCTTACAACATTTGAATTTGCAATGAAGGCAGTTCAGCTGAATATGCTGGCGTTAAATAAATCGTCTTCACAAATGGTAGGGGGCAAAAGGCTATCTATAGACGAAGCTGTAATGTTCACGGGCTTATCGAAAAAAAGAATCTATTACTTAACCGGTGCAAGAATGATCCCGCACCAAAAGTTAGGAAATCAGCTGTTCTTTTTTGAGCACCAGTTAACGCAATGGATGTATGAAACCGGACGGAAATCCTTTCACCTACAATCTGATACTTATGGAGGCTAAGTTAAGCTTATTCACCCTGGAAGAAATTTCAGAGCACTTATTAAGTAAGCTTGATGCCTGGTGGGAGGCAAAGCAGAACAAGAAGTCTGAAATAAAATTCATTTCTCGGTCCGTCGCTCGAAAACTATTTGCACCGGAAGTAAGCGATGCTACACTATACAGGTGGGAGAAACAGAACCTTATTACTCGGCACCAAATGGGCGGTAAAGTGGTGTACGATCCGGATGAAATCATGCAGGCTGCTAAACGGCTCAAGAAGTATAAACGTGTACCTGGGTAAGTGGAATAAAAAAGGTCAGCGCTTATCGCCGACCTAGAAGAAAGATAGAAACATACAAAAACATCAGATTAGAACATATCAAACACAAAGATAGCTAATGTCTTTAAAATCACAAACGGTCCAAAAAAAAATAACTATTCCAAAGGAAATTGCTAATCCCATTTATACGGCAGCGTTAGAGTGCATAAAGATGGGTTATAGTGTTATACCCTGTGATAATAAAGTTCCGATTGAAAGAGTAAAATCAGTCAACAAATTAAGAGAAAGGCCCATTAACGAACACAACTGTAGCTTCTATTTCGTCGACCCGGACCAGGCAAAGCAAATCGCCCTCCTTACCGGAAAAAACTTTGAGGTTATCGATGTTGATGTAAAATATGACCTCACCGGAAAACTTCACACGGCTTTATTACTTGCAATCAAATACGCATTGCCTGAGGTTTACGAAAAGTTGGTTATAGTTAAGACAGCCTCAAACGGGCTTCATCTCTATTATAAATGTTTTCAGATTGGAGGCAACAAGCCATTAGCACACCGGAATGCAACACCAGAGGAAAGAGCAAAGGGAGAAAGAAAAAAGGTCCTTATCGAAACAAGGGGAGAAGGTGGGTATATCATCGCTCCACCTTCTCCCGGGTATGAATTCAATCGAGGAAGTATAGAAGACGTAGCATGGATAACACCAGAAGAACGAAGCTTCTTATTAGCTATTTGCCGATCATTTGACCTTATTATAAAGCCGGAGCTAAAAGGCATATCCAAATCTTTTGAACGGCAGGAGAATGCTCCATGGAATGTTTTTAACAAGGAACACGATTATCAATGGATAATAGACGAACTAACCAAATCAGGCTGGGAGATTGGGAAAGACGATGAAGATAAAGTAATGGTACTACGTCCTGGTTCTGAAAAGAAGAGCTCTGGAGCCGTCTGGAAGGAATCTGGCATATTATACCTATTCAGCACCTCAACTGAATTTGAATCGGAAAAGCCTTATTCAGCTTTTGGTGTCTGTTGCCAGCTGCATTACGACGGGGACCTTAAAGCCTGTGCGAAAGACTTAGCTGATCAAGGGTACGGTCAATGGTCCATGGATGACGGTGAATTCTATTTCATTAATCCAAAAGGCAAGGTTGAAATCAAACTGTCAGCGATACTTCAATGGTTGAAGGACATTGGGTATTATAAATACAGGATGTCTGTTCATGACTTTGAAATAATAAACGTTATTGAAAACAAAGTGGCCATTGTAAGCACTGACTTCATTAAGAAAACGTTCGGTGATTATATAAAAAGTAATGTTCCGGAGCGGATATATGACTTCTTCTTAGCAAGGCTCTCCCCAATATTTTCAAAAGATGGTTTATTAAGTCAACTTGACGATATCGATGAAAAGAGATTTGTAAAAAGCTCGCCTGATGCCGCTTTCATGTTTTACCAAAACACGGTTTTGAGGATTACCTCCAGTGACATTCAGTTTCTTGATTACTCTGCTGTCGATGGCTATGTGTGGGAAAAGAATATAATTAAAAGAACTTTTCGGTTCCTTGACGGTTCGGGAGATGCTTCTGAGTTTATATCAATAGTCTCGGGCCGTAACCCGGACAATGAGACCCGTTTTCGATGCGTGCTCGGTTACCTATTGCATCCGTATAAGGATCCGGTAAACCCCAAAGCCATTATACTAAATGATGAGTTTTACGATGATGAAAACGACTTCGAGCCGCAGGGTGGGACCGGAAAGGGGCTGTTCATCCAGCTCACCAGTAAGATTAGAAACACTTACTCAGTAGACGGTAAAAGATTCAGCTTAAACAAAAACTTTCCTTTCCAGGGCATTACACCAGGTGTCGAGCTTTTCGTAATTGAAGACGCAGTAAAAGGGTTTGATTTTGAACCGTTCTTCAGTTCAATAACCGAAAACCTAATCGTCGAAAAGAAAGGGAAAGATGAATTCGTAATACCATTCGATTCTTCACCAAAAGTACTGATAACAACGAACTACGCAATTAAAGGAAGCTCAAGCAGCCATGTCAGACGCCGGTACGAAATTGAGTTGACCTCCTTTTTCAGTCATAAATACAGTCCTATTGACTATTTCAAAAAGCGGTTTTTTATCGATTGGGATGAAGACGAATGGTCCCGCTTTGATAATTACATGGCGCTGTGTCTGCAAATGTACCTGCAGCTGGGACTGCCAGCCCAGGTAACAGTGAATCTTGCAAAGAAGAAGTTGATTCAGGAGACTAATAGAGATTTTGTGAAGTGGATCGAAGAGAAATATTCTAATGTAACGAATCTTCCTCCAAAGGTTCACAAGGACGAATTCATGAAGAAGTTTACAGACGTGTATCCGGATTACGCTGTAAAACTTACTCAAGCTAAGTTTACCAGGTGGGTTGTTCGGTGGTGCGAATTCAAAAACATAGGTATCGATACCTCAAATAATATCAACGGGAAGATGGCTTATGGGTTCATTACTGGTGATGCAAAAAGTGACGAGCTTTTTGAAAAAAACGCTGAAAATAATGCTGCGAAAGTGGTACCCATTGAAAAAACCTCGTTAAAAGGATGGGAACCGCACGAAGGAGCGCCCGATTTTGACGAGGAAACGAGTTTCTTGAATTTGTGAAAACCTGAAAAGCTCGTTAACTAAGTGGTTGATTGTCAATCTCGTTAACATCCGAAACGAGGAAACGAGCTTTTTTAAAGAAAAAATGGTAAAGGAAAAAAACCGAAGGGAAACAGAGGATTTATAAAAGTATAAGCAAAACTCAAAAAAAACCTCGTTTCCTCGTTAACGAACTAAAGAATCAGTAAACCATGACGAAAATACCCTCCATACAAGAGTTCAACAAGTGGACAATTAAGCAAAGGGTGAAATGGATCGATTATGAATCCGGCGGCAAGTTCAGGCAGTACAAACGTGATCAGGGTTACTTCCCATTGATTATATATGATGCTGAAGATGTA